GTCACAAATGGGGAGGGTAACGCTTTACCATCTGGCAACATTTAATATAAAGATGACAAGCCCCTCGGACTATGGTCTACCCATGCAATGCTTAATGTCAATGCGTCAACGAATGCTTCGTTGCTTAGTCAGAAGGGAAACGGACTAACAACAAAGATGCCAGGTTTGTAATTGTCTGTTTGGTATGACTCGGTGGGACTTGGGTTCCCATTGTGCGTGCCCCCCAACCCTTTCCCCCCATAGAAAAAATCAGTTTTCTGGATTCTGTCTTTTGGTGTAGTCTTTATTCCGTAACTTCCTTTACAGATTAGACGGGTTAGGTGGCGTCACACACCTAGCCGCCCTTGGTGCGATCAACGCCAGGGGCAAGACGCATGAGGATTAGGCGAGAGCGACACGAAGCTACCTGGGTGGATGGTCGTAGATAGTCCTCAGTCGTGTTGAATCCTTCGCTGGCTGTAGCCAGAGCTTTGCCTCCCTTCGCGGGAGGCTTTTTTTTGCTTGCTTTACTTATAGGCTATGAGTATTATGATTATAGGGAGGTAGGTATGCTTATGACTGAATATAGCGGTATTAGGTTGGAGAACAACATTCCTATACCGGAGGGGAAGGTGAGTCGCCGGTATCCGCATGAGGACATGGAGGTGGGAGATAGTTTCTTTATTGCGGGTGTGGCGTTGCAGGTTGTGCTAAATGCCAACTGGAGGGCTGGGAAGCGGTATGCGAAGAAATTTATAGCCAGGAAAGAAGGGGAAGGGGTACGGGTATGGAGAACAGCGTAAAGCCTCAGAACGGTCACGATGCGTGGCTGGCGATGGAGAATGCGAAGAAGGACTATATGGAGAAGTGCTGGAATATGAGTCATGCCCAGCTTTTCTCTGAGTTAATGCGGGTGCATACAGAGTCAGCAAAGATGATGCAAGCGGCGCAGGAGAAGATTCAGGAGTTGATGGATGAGATTGAAGACGATGGCAAATAGGAGCCTATATGAGCAACGTAGTGGAGCTACATGAAGACTATCTGGATATGGAGCAGGGTGACTACTGGGATGCGGTACGCCGCATGAACCACGCAGAACTGGTCATGGAACTCCGCCGTGTCAACGCTAAGTCTGCCGGTCTGCTAGCAGAATGCTTGGCAGAACTGTCGCACTTGCGAAAGGTCATAGATGGAGAAGCAAGACCCTGAAGACAGGTATCAGCAAGAACTATTGCTTTCAAGAAAGATACTGAAAGACCAAATGCGTAAAGCTATGTTGGCTTCCTCTCCAACAGAGAAGAAAGCACTGGCTGCGTATTGGAAAGAAACATTTAGCCCAGACATGGCAAGAGAACTCCTGAGGGTGGCGCGTGACTACGATGCCAGAGCAAGGATTGCCAACTGGAATTTAGAGTCTTTCGAGAAAGATCGGCGGGGAGCCAGGAAATGAAAGAACTTGTGATTTTTGTGTATGTGTCCATTGTGGCAATGCTCTGTATTTACATAGCTGTGTTAGCACTGGAAGCCAGACCTAAAGCAGAACTTAACTGCACAACGGCAGAAATTAACCCTGAGTATTTGTATGCTGACCGCGAGAAATGCCGCCTGATAAGGGGGAACAAGTTATGAACAAAGATGATATTCACACTTGCCATGCTGACTGCCAAAACCCTATTTGCGTTGCAGTCCGTGAAGCAGTAGAAGCAGAGCGTGAGGCGTGTGCGAAGATTTGTGAAATGCCTTGGCAAGGTCACCCTTATGAAATAGCAAAACAAATCCGCGCAAGGGGGCAAGGTTGAAATTTAATTTAAACCAGTTCTACCGGTTTTGCTCTCAGCTAAAGATCGAAACAAAGGAACAGGGCTTGCGGAAGATGGACAATCTTCTGGGTACGCAAACCTATGTCATGGATGAGATTGCACAAGGACTGGCTGAAGATGTGCATTTCTTTGTTATTCTGAAAGGGCGGCAACTTGGCATCACTACCATCTCACTGGCACTCGACCTCTACTGGCACTTCCTCAACCCAGGTCTGCAAGGAACACTCACCACAGACACAGAAGAAAACCGAGATATGTTCAGAAGCACCCTCTCCATGTATATGGAAGGTCTTCCGAAAGAGTACAAGATTCCCCTACTCGCCCACAATCGTAACCAGCTTTCGCTCAAGAACAGAAGCCGCCTCTTTTATCAAGTCGCTGGACTCCGAGCTAAAGGCAGTCTTGGTCGCGGTAAAGCAATTACCTACCTACACGGAACCGAAACTTCATCCTGGGGCGATGAAGAAGGTCTAGCCTCCTTGCTGGCCTCCCTTGCGGAGAACAACCCAAACCGTATGTACATCTTTGAATCCACTGCCCGTGGCTTCAATATGTTCCACGATATGTACGTCACTGCGCGTAAAGCCAGAACGCAACGCGCTATCTTCTGCGGCTGGTGGCGCAATCAGTTCTATTCCGTACCTGGCGACTCTCAGATTTACAAAGTCTATTGGGATGGCAAGCTCACGCCCGAAGAAAAGGAATGGACACGCGACATTAAGAAGCTCTACAACGTAGAGATCAATAGCAGACAGATGGCCTGGTGGCGATGGAAGCTCTACGAAGGCATCAAAGATGATGCGCTCATGTATCAGGAATTCCCGCCTACTGAAGACTACGCCTTCATCATGACGGGAACTAGCTTCTTCTCTAACGCCCGTTGTACGGACGTTATGAAGATAGCCAAGAAGGTTGATTGCGACTACTACCGCTACAGCATGGGAGCAAACTTTCAGGACACAGAAGTGCTGAAGTCCACGGAACGGCTAGCAACCCTGAAGATATGGGAGGAACCGATTGATACGGCTTATTACGTTATTGGTGCTGATCCTGCTTATGGTTCTTCTGACTGGGCTGATCGCTTCTGCATACAAGTTTATCGTTGCTATGCTGACGGTATGGAGCAAGTGGCAGAGTTTGCTACCTCTGAGATGAACACCTACCAGTTTGCGTGGGTTATCGCCCACCTTGCTGGCGCTTACAAGAACTCAACGTTAAACCTTGAAGTCAATGGCCCTGGTCAAGCAGTTATCAATGAACTGCGTAACCTAAAGCGTCAAGCTTCCGCTATTGGTGGCGCTATCGGGCATGACCTGATGAACGTGCTAGGCAGTATGAGCAACTACATTTGGCGACGTAATGACACACTGGGTGGCTTGTCTAACTCTATTGGCTGGCTGACCACTGCTTCCAGTAAAGAACGGATGCTGTCTTACATGAAGGATTACTTTGAGCGCGGCATGATGGACATCTATTCCGTCGATCTGGTGGAAGAAATGAAAACCATTGTGCGTGATGGTGGTGCTATTCATGCTTCAGGTCGCAACAAAGATGATCGCGTCATGGCAGCAGCGCTTGCTTGCGCTGCGTTTGCAGAGCAGTTGCAGCCTCGACTGATGGCGCAGAAGATTACGCGCAGCGTTAGTCGAACCCATGATGACAGCACACCAGAGCAAATCGCCGTAGGCCGCAATGTTGCGGATTATCTAAAGCGCATAGGGATTTATGGAAACTAATAAATACAACAACATTACGGTTGTCGCTATCTATGGCAACAGCAAAGGCGAAGATGCTGTACCAGCAATCAAGAAGACTTGCGCTGCGCTGCCTGGCTCAAAGCCACTACTCATTACCAACATGGCACTGGACGTTGATATTGAGCAAAAGCTTTTAGGTTCGCCCATGAGCTATGAGGGCTACAGCGACTTTGTGATGTACCAGCTTCATGCGTACATAGAAACAGAGTATGCGCTAATCGTTCAACACGATGGCTGGGCGCTCAATCCTGAGAACTGGCGGGATGAATGGCTGCAATACGACTTTATTGGCGGTCTAACCCACGCAGCCCTCGGTTCAGACTTCCACTTTCACAGAAACTACGAGTATGTGGGCAAAGGCGATTGCCGGATCGTGCAGAACGGCGGATTTAGCCTACGCAGCAAACGGTTTCTGGAAGCTATGACGAAATACGGCATTACGGTGCAGCGGTTTAACCTGCAAATGCTCAATAACGAAGATATTCAGCTTTGTTGCTTCCTAAGACCGTACTTGGAGAAGGTTGGGATGCGCTTTGCCCCCGATGAGGAAGCAAAGCTGTTCTCTTTTGAGCATTTATCTCCGGTTGTCCACGCTGATGTAGATTTTAAGAAGATATTTGGGCATCACAGTAGATTTAGAAAGCTAACCAGCGAAAACACGATGGATTGGTTGATGACCGA